CCTTAATGGTTAAGCAAAAAGCATATTCCTTTTCAAATAAGTCCTGATAACGTTCATCGCCCAACTCATCAAATATAATTCTTTTGTAAGCCTCATCCGGAACAGGTATCATTTTTTTGATATCCAAGACAGACAACACATGCATTTTTTTATCTTTGGAATATTCTTTGTATACATCACCCGAAATATTTACAGACTTATCTATCACTTCATATATTAAAAAATGTTCGTCACAACTATTTTTCCACTTCTTATGTTTCTCCTTTGCCGATGTTAAAGGAATAAAATATTTACATTCTGTCATGTCTATGATAATACCAACAAAAGGTTTTATCGCATACCTATAAGAAGCATTATAATATACTTCTGAATTCTTATTATTTAGATATTCCAAATAATCAGCATCAATAGTATAGAAACCAAAATTTTCAAATTCGGCCATAGTTCTCCTTAGTCAAAAAGTGGAGAAGATTTCTCTTCTCCACTAAGCTTTAATGTTCCACCTTTGGGATATAGGTAGCGGGACACCTTCTTTAATGCTCCACCTTTGTAATGGGTAGTGGGACACCCTCTTTAACATTTTCCCTTTTTCTAATTCTAATATACATTAGTATATGCGCAAAGTCAATAACTTTTGTCAAACGACAATATTATGTAAATCAATTATTCACACATCAAAATGTAGGAATATCATATAGGATTAATGTATAAATAGTGTAGGAGTGACCCCTTATTTGCCATAAAAAGTCACTCCCAAATTACTCTTAATTACTTCTAAAAACCGCTAAATACGGCTATTTACTAGAATCTGCCTTCTTTTGCAGCTTCTTCAATCGAAACAGCTACAGCTACAGTAGCGCCAACCATTGGGTTATTACCCAAGCTTAGCTGTAACATTTTGCATGATTTATGTATGCTATAGAATCATCTACAGCCCTTTATTTACTAATATATATCTACATTTCCGAAAATCTGTAAACCTATAGTATCATCATATATATTATAGACGAATCTGCTCAAGGTAGACAAATGGTTGACACTGCCTACCTTTTTATCTTTTATGATTTTCCACAGGACAAAACTAAAGCCTCCGGAGTTGCCGCTCTGGGGTTTTCTTGCTCTTTACGGCGAGCCAATCCGTTTAGGCTGTTGCCGCCTGTTCATCGTCTGTCCATCCATATTTGCAAATCCACCCTTGACACTTGCGAGGATAGGTATTATACTTTAAGTACATTGTCGATGCAAATGTATCGTGGATTTAAGCTTTATTATATTTTTTGTTATGTTGAGTTTCGACTCATATGCGGATTTTTTCCAAAAAAGCGACTGCCTTTTATTTGGTAGCCGCTTTTTTCTTTCTTTATTTCCGTAAATATTGATTTAATAGTGTATTTTACTCCGGTTGACAAAAATATATAAATAATGTAAAATAGGCTCATGATTAAAAATATAGGAGGACATATGCTTACTCAGTTTAAAGATATTTTTACTTCTCGTGAACTTAAAACACTGGCATCAATCGTGCAGGTCGGCGATGTAACCTATCGTGAGCTTATGGAAACGCAACGCCCAATGTTGGGACACCCCTATTTTGCTGACACAAGAGGACGGTTACGGACAAAACTAGTGCAAATGCAATGTGAGATTGAGAGCCATGACCCGAAATTTCCGTTTGAATTTATTCAACGTGAGTTTCGATGCAAGCAACTGATACCAGAACTCAGAAATAAAAATGTAATCCTTCATGTTGCACGTAGTTCAGCACCTGATTTATTACCTTATGCTTCAAAGTACAAGATCAGACTATCAAACAATAATCATGCATTACAGAGACAGATGGTTATTGACTTTGATGAAACACCTCCTTATAGCAATGAACCTTATTATGCTATTTTAGCATTTGGAGGACGCAATCAGACGTTTTCTGTTGTTCAGTTTCCAGAACCTGGATATACTGGTATTGCAGAATGTTTACCCCTTCCTCAAATTAGTCTAACCACTGAAAATGAAAACATGAAAGTATTTGAACGAAAAAAAGCTGTATTAAAGAAAGAGTTCTTAGCGCATGGAATTGAGGAGAATATTTCATGACTAGCACAATTATATCTTCCCGCATAACAGAAGCTCGGGAAGCTCGTGCTAAATCTATGGAAGATTTAGCTAGTGACATTGGCGTTACAAGGCAATCTATTTCAAAATATGAACGAGGTATAGTGCGTCCTTCGCCGGAAATGCTACAGGCCATTTCATATAGTCTTGGGTTTCCTACAGAGTTTTTTTATAAATCAGAAGCAAAAATCAATGCTGGTAGTAGTCCATTATTTTTTCGCTCTAAATCTAATATTGCTAAAAAAGTTAAAACAGCATGCAAATATCAGATAAAGTGGACTGACGAAATAAAAAAACAACTCGAGAAATATGTTGATTTTATTGAACGGGATCTTCCGACAATCGACAAGAACTACGAAGATTTATCCTTTGAAGATATTGAGGAAATAGCACTAACTATTCGCAAAGATTGGGATATAGACGATGATCCGATCAATGATTTAATAGGATTATTGGAAAATAAAGGTGTTATCGTAACACAATTTGCCACAAATAGTTTCTGTGCTTTCAAAGGTATAGATGCTTTTTCTTGTTGGAAAGATGGGACACCATATATTTTGTACCATTCGATTCCTAAGAGTGCTGTACGTACTAGATTTAGCATCTTACATGAATTAGGACATCTTATAATGCATAGTTCTATCGCAGAAGATGATTCTGTTAAAAAAGAAATCGTTGATCTAGCAGATATGCAGGCAGATCGATTTGCAGCAGCATTTTTACTTCCGGCAACATCATTCCCAAAAGATATACGAAGCACCTCTCTAATTTCATTAGAGGCTGTTAAAAAAAAATGGGGATGTGCTATGTCCACCATTATTAAGCGTTGTGAGACACTTGAATTGCTAACGGAAAATCAAATAAATTATTTAAAGCGACAAATGACCACAAAAAAGTATTGGCATAAAGAGCCGTTAGATGATATTTTAACAATTGCCGAACCCGAAATGATACGTGACGCAGTCTATCTTTTGATCGATAATAGGATAATTACTAAAACTGCATTTATCAATGCATCTGGATTATCTATTGATGATTTAAAATGTATCTGTGGATTGCCAGATGAATTTTTTGACGATTTCAATCAGCGGCGCAAACCAATATTGCGATTGGTAAAAAGCTAAGAATATTATGATATTTCTTCCTATATAAGGGGTGACTGCCAAAAACATAGAATCAAAAGATTTTCAGGGATATTGCATTTCAGAATTGCATATGCTATAATGCCAGTAGGCAATAAAGGATATAGTTGTTCCATAGTGAGCGACAACAAAAAACCCGGAGGTGTGCGAGACCTTCGGGTTTTTCTATTCCTATTTTTGGAGTGGGAAGGCTTAACCCCACAGGCTGGTTACCGGTTATTTATCGCCGTCCAACCATTTGATGATGTAGTGGCAAACCACACCAGCCGCGACAGCGACGATAAAGGATATAATAAATTCCATAGTAAGCACCTCCCTTCCTTACCAGTATAGGAGGCGGTAACATCAGCATTATATCACATCCATATTGTCCCTGCTACTTCTTTTTCTACCTTTTTATTCCGCCAGCCCCGGCCATCTCAGCGCCCCATCCTGATCCGGTGTAAGCGTCACCGGCTCCACAATCATGCGGCCCTCAGTATCCATGATGTACCACTTACCGTCTATCGTCTGCTGTCCTGTTACCATAGCACCATCAGCACCCAGGTAGTACCAGTGGTCTTTATACTTGTACCATGTATCATGCACCATTATGCCGGAGCCGTCGAACCAGTACCACTTGCTCTCGTACCAGTACCAATCATTTCGGACTGGCTGACCGTTACCAAGGTAGTATCTCCAGCCACCATCTTCCTGCTGCCAGCCAGACTTTTTCTGCGGTTCGGTCAACGCCACCTTAAAATCGATCCACAGCTGCGGCTGATCCAGCATCTTACGGGGGCAATGCTTACGCTTTGCATCATAGTGCCGGATCACATGATCGGCCCCGATCCCTGTCTCCGCCACGATCTGGCGTACAAGCTCCACGCAGTTTGCGCGGGCGGTATCATAATCGGAGTCCGGGTTGACGCAGATCTCAATGTTGATGCTGTTGGTGTTGGTGACTCCTGCCACCAGAGGCGTACCGTATTGCCTACCTACTGCATAGGCACCGTCTCTGTAATCTAAGGTTTGCACTGCCGCTTTATCATCTACATACCAGTGGACAGAGGTGGACAGGTTGCCGTTTCGATGGGCTTCGGAGTGTTTAAGGGCACCTGCACCCATCTTGTAGTTGTCCGTCTCGTGGATCACGATCCATGCTGGGCGGTTTTGACCTGCATAACAGTTAATCTGTCTGATTTCTTTTCGTATTTCCATAGTTTCCTCCATTATTCTGCCAGTTTCCATCCTGCCGGGTATGTATCCGGCCCCCATACACAGTTATCCATCTGGCATACATACCGCTTGCCGTCTGTGTATGTCATCTTATCCCCTGTGTTATAAGCATCATGCGCCCCTGTGGGCTGTACCCATGCAGGATACTCTTCTGTCTCTGGCGGGGTTACGCTGCCGCCATCCAGTTTACTGACCTTGTCTGTCAGACTGAGGATCGTCTTACCCATTTCGGTCATATTGGCATACAGAGTGTCAATCTGCTTCTGGAGTGGCGCATAACTGTTTTCTGGGTCTGCACCGGTGCGGGCCAGATCAATCAATTCCGTGCGCTGCTCCTCAGTGAGGGTGCCTTGGAGCCAGATAGTGTCAATCTTTTTGAGGATGTCCGTCAGCTCATAGCTTCCGGACGTGATTACATTTTTAATGATATCGTACATTATGTACCTCCTATAACAATGCAATTTGAGTGTTCACGATAGCTTGATTTAATTCCTTAAATTTCTTGTCGATGTAAGCCTTGGTATCCGCTACATACGTCACTTCCATTCCTGCTCCTGCGTCATTGGTAATCACGGTAGTCGGGCCATATGTCCGCAGGGCCTTGTAGGCGGCAATCTCTTCGGGGGTAAGATCACGCTCGATGGGGGTTTCTAATTGATAATAAATCGTAGTCTGATTATCAACAAACCATTGTTTACATTCCTCAACTGTAGTTACTGTGGATGGAAGATAAAAATAGACGTCGCTATTATAAGTAAAAGAACCTCCAAGCATATGCCCAGAAGAAAGAAAAGTAAATCTGTTACTTAAAATTTCAGATCGTACTGTTTTCTTAGCAGCATCCGTTCCTATAATTTTGAATCTTAAGTTCCCAGTTGTTTTATCTGAAATCCATCGATCATAATCAGCAGGATTGATTTCTTTAACTCTCTGCACATACTTTCCGCGCTCCAGATCAATCTCATCGCACACCCACTGCTGACCGTTGGAATCTGTGTAGTTGCCGTCCTTGCTGACTGGCACACCGGGGAGACCGTTAGGAGTGGCGAGGGTGAGGGATT